CGGCATCCAGTGTATTGATGCGATCAGGGCTCAGCTCACTCATGAAGAGTTCATCGGCTACCTACGTGGCACTATCGCTAAGTACAACTGGCGCATCATGCATAAGCATCCTGACCCGACACAGGACGCTTCCAAGATCAGGTGGTTTAGTGACTACCTCGAACAGTACTTAATTAAAAATGCCTAGAGCCGCACCCACACCGTGTCGCTACCCTGGCTGCGCTGAACTAGTCCCAGAAAAGACCGCCCGAGGCCTCTGCGTGAGGCACCTGCGTGAGACTACTGCGTTCCGGGGGAAGCGTGCGCGTAGGAGGAATTTTACAGATGAAGACCGCAAGCGAGATAATTGGTACAGCTCTAAAGATTGGCGGAGTCTGCGTCGTGCTTTTATTAGTCGTAATCCTCTCTGCGTTGACTGTCTTAATAGAGGTTTGCTTCGCCCTGCTGATGTCGTTGACCACATCATTGAGAGAAAAGATGATGACAGCCTACGATTGGATAGTTCTAATCTTCAATCGCTGTGTCACAAGTGCCACAACAGCAAATCTGCTGAGGAAAGGCGTAAGCGTAGAAATGATGATCGACAAGATTAAGATGAAGCTCAAAATTTAGTGTGGACGATTTTTGTGTAGACACTTTTCGTGTAGATGTATTCCGTGTAGATGGATGCGTAGCGAGGCGCAAACCGTCGCTCGACGTCCTCGATCGATCGTCGAAAAATCGAAAATCGATGCGAGTCCATCGGGACGCGGCAAACGATCGCACGCGCACGGCGTGAGCATGACAGCGCACGGCATTCGCTCAGCGCTTCGCGTGATACGGGCGCACGGGTGCAATACGCGCCGTTTAAGAGACGCGCGCAGATAAGCCCGACCCGCGCAAAGGCGAGCCGTTAAACGTCGTTTTTATGCAAAAACAATCTAAGCGATATTTAGCTATCGAACGGGATCGGGCTGTTTAGCTTGTACTGCTCACCTATCGCAATGCCGACATCGCGTGCGCTATGTTCGTGGAAATGCCGCCAGTCGCTCATATGCGCCATAACAGCCGGGACGAACGACCAATCGAACGGGTCGTCGTATCCAAGCGCCTCAGCGTAAAAATAGGCGCGCTCAACGTAGTCAGCGAGTTCGGTAACAATAAAGCTTCGTTCTTGTGCTGCGCCTTCGTCGTCGCCTAGCTGCTTTAAAAACGCCGGGTATACGCCGCCACTTTGCAAGTGCTCGACAATACAGCATGCGCACTCAGCGATCGCGATATGCGACTTGATAGAAATATGGTTCGTCATAGTATGCCCCTCGGTTGCTAGTTCATTCACGGGCTACCAATGCCCGGAGACGCAAAAACCCGCCGTAGCGGGTCGCGTTTCGTCGTGGGGTTTATTCGCCGCGCAATGTCCGCGTTTCGTTATCCTCGGGCCATATAAAGACCTCTTGATAAATATGCTCAATACCGACCTCGGCGCCGTTATTCGCAATAAAAACGGTTGAATCAATATCGATCGTAAACAGATGACGCGCTTTTGAATGTTCATCACTAAACGTCGTGAATTCGTCGCCGGTGTCGTGGTCGTCTGATAGCGCGTCGCATATTTCCGCCACGAGGGCGTGATAGCACTGACGGTCGATATCCGCCGCCCATAAATCACGCGACCCGGTGTCGTAATCAACGGGCGTGAAATCAAATTGGATGTCCACGGGATCTAGACCAAAAACACCGGACGCAATCACGCGCCCCGGCAATTTGGTGACTTTTTTAGCTTTTGTGCTCATTGGTTACCCCTCAAAAGGTTTTCTTGGTGGATGTCGTACCGGATCGCGTCCATTAGCGCGGCCATGGTGTAGTAATAAGTGCCCTTATATAAAAACATTAGATAGTGTCTCCCTATAGTTTTAGTGCGCGGCGATAATGATATCGACGCCGTGGAATCGCTCCGAGCCGCACGCATGGCCGGTAGGCGTGCAAGTGCCGCACTCGCCGGGACATGTGAAGGCCTTCGCGCCGTATGCTGAGCGTAAAGCTTGCTGGTGATCTCGGTCGCTGTGGTCGCTATGGCGCGCCTTTGTAGGCATAGCCACAGCAATAAACCGACCCCTTGTAATCGGTAACCGCTCGACTGCTTCCACTACCTCGGGGCTGTGACGGTGCCCGCTAGATACGTTTAAAACGTAATTACGCGGCCAACTATCAGCGGCAAACGTCAAACCCTCGCGGGCACTGAGTGCGACGTCGTAGCCTAATAACTCGGTGAAGCTTTTCGAGTAACCGTAGGCGGCGAGCTGTGGCAGTGATTTGATTTGTGACATCCAAAAATGAACGTCTAGAACGTCGCGGAAATCGCCGTCGACATATAGGCGAAAATCGACGCGCTCGAGATCGCGATATTTTGGCCGCCGTAGTTGCGCGCGTAATTCGTCCGCAATCGCGAAGCGTCCCGCGTCGGTACTTAATAAGACTGTATTTTGCACCTGTCGACAGAATGCCGCCGGGTAGCGCCACGCGCTGAATGAGTAGCACCAATCACGGCAATCACCGGAGCCGGGACAAAAACCGAAGCCGGGCATCGCTGAGAAGCTCAAAAACGGTAGTTTACTGTTTCCCTCGGCGAATATAGTAAATGAAGGTTGCGCGTCACCCTTAACGAGTAAATCGCAGAATAACGCCAGCTTCATCATATTAAGCCGCCAGCCGGGCTTAACGCTGTCGTCTTTCACAGCTTCCCATATGGCCGCCGATACTAGGGCGGGTTCGTCGGCGTGGTCGCGTACAGCGGTTACGATTGGTTCTAATTGTTTACGGTTCATGGATTACCCCTTAAAAGTCGATGTCAGTAGAAACAAGCGCCGAGCCCTTAACGAATCGCTCGGCGTTGATGTTTTCAAATTTGTATATAGAGAAGCGCTTAGAAGCCCGGTCGTACTCGCCTTTGATATAAACGGGCGATTGCAACCGGCCTTTAGTCACTAGGCGGAAATAATCGCCGGGCTTGATGCTGGATAGGGTTACGGCGTTCATAGTTGCACCCCGCTGTTAACAGCAACGCTGAGCACCATCATGGCGAGGATGACCGCGCTAATACCGCCAATGAAGCCACAAGCCGCCGTCTGAGCACGACGCGCTGTGATGTCGCGATGATGCATGCCACGACGTGATAGCCGCACAGGCTCATAGGATAGGTAGCCACAGGCTAAGCCAGCGACAGCACCGATAAGAGTAAAAGTAGTAATAAAAGTGAGCATTGATTTAGTTCCTATATGTAATGAGTACAGTCACACTATATATAGGGTATCCCTATAGGTACAGCTCGTTTTATTGACCGGGTGCCCGTGTTGGGTGCCCTTATTACTGTTTGGAATAACAAACACCAACTACAGCACCGCCAACCATATCCGCTCAGGCCTTCGCGCCTATCAACAGCACCAACCAACACCAACCATCAACCATTCACCAAATGAATGCATCTATGCCCGCTCATACAGCAAAATGATGCACTACTATTGTTTCTATGGATCGCAAACCACTCGGCCATTCAGGCGATGAATAATGGCATCGGGGGGCCTCCGACCCCTGGCCCGACGAAGCACACGGCGCGCGCCGGTCTTATTTAAACGCGGCGTCATAATTAAAGGTGCTTTTTATAGGATGTACCTATATCATATAGTTATATAGCGTAAGACGCTGTAACAGGAGGAGATACAGGTAGATTCATGTGATCTACCGTTGTTGCTGGTCAGCGGGGCCATTCCCTCTCCTCCTGCGTGGTCAAACCAAAACCAGCACTAATTGGAGGTCTGATGAAAGTAGTGATCGAGGGTTTAGAGGAAGGCCAGGTGGTAGTCGTTACTGTCATCGGTGTCGAGTACCTAGATGACGATCCAGATCCAGGTGCAGAGATACCAGAAGAGGAGGAAGCGACTGTCCGTACAGTAATCGGGAAGGTCGTGAACTTATAAATGAGCAGTGGTAAAGGTCGGCCACGTAAGCCGACAAAGTTAAAACAGTTGAACGGTACGTTACGCCCTGACAGGACGAATAAAAACGAACCACAACTAGACGTGTCGTTACCCGACAGGCCGTCCTGGCTTGACGAAGACCCGTTATCGGCTCAGCTCTTCGATCAAGTTACAAAATACATGGTCGAAATGAACGTCGGCACTCGGGTCGACGGGTTAGCGCTTTCACTTTTATCAGACCAGGTCGCTATGTACCTGCGTCTGCGCAGGACGATCCTCGATGAGGGAGAACTCATCAACACCCAGAACATCAATGGCGATCCCGTTATAAAACCGCATCCTGCCATTGGCCCACTTAACCAGGCATTCACAAACATCAATCGACTGCTACGCGAATACGGCCTCACAGCCAGCAGTAGGTCGCACCTAAATGCAAAAGCAGACGTGAACTCGCCTATCAATACATTTGAGGACTTTCTCAATGGATGACGCTCACAAGAATTGGTTTATGGTCGGCTGGCCGGTCTTCACGGCTGTAGTCGGTATGGTTTACATCGCTGGTAGCTCCAGTCAGGAAGTCGTACAGATTCAGAAAGACATCGAAGAGGTGCAGCCTTTAGTCGCTCGTGTAGCAGTCCTAGAGGCTGGAGCTGATCAGACTAAGGAAGACCTGCAAGAGATAAAAGCCGACGTAAAAATCATACGTGACTACATCTTAGAGAAAGGCAGATAGGAGTCGCTATGAACCTTTTATCGTTTCTCGGGCCAGTTGCTGACTTAGGTAAAACCTACCTCAACAACAAGGCAGAAAAGTCTAAGGCAAAGCACGAACAGCAACTACAAGTGATTAAGAATGGTGCAGAGTGGGAATCTAAGATGGCTGACGCCTCAGCGTCGTCATGGAAAGACGAATTCTGGACGATCATTCTGTCGCTACCGCTGCTCGCTATCTTTTGGGGGATCGTAAGTGATAACCCTGAGATCATTGATCGTGTACGTCACGCTTTCGTCGTTCTGTCAGAGCTGGATGATTGGTACACATACCTCCTGTTCCTGGCAATCAGCGCAAGCTTTGGCATTCGTGGTGCCGACAAGCTGATGAAGCTGAGGAAATAGCGTGAGCTCCGGCTGGGCTACGTCAGACGCAAAAATCGCCAAAGTGGCCTGGGACTACGCCAAGAATGTCGTCTCGGGCAAAGTCCCAGCGTGTAACAACGTCCGGCTTAGCTGTCAGCAAGCCATTGCGATGAAAAAGCGTAAAGACATTACGTTTGACAACAACGCAGCAGCAAGGCCAATACGCTTTGCTAGTTTCCTACATCACCTTAAAGGCCCTATGGCTGGTCAGCCTATAGAGTTCGAGTCGTGGCAGGTTTTTCTAATTAGCCAGGTGTATGGGTGGAAGCGAGCTGACGGACAGCGACTACGTCGGTCAGTGTATATCGAGGTTCCTCGTAAAAGCGGCAAGAGTACTTTGTGCTCTGTACTTAGTCTGTACCACTTGATGGCAGATAATGAGTCCAGTGCAGAAATATACTCGGCTGCTACTAGCCGTGACCAAGCGCGCATCGTATTTGGCGATGCTCAGGCAATGGTAAAAGGTAGTAGCCACCTAAATAAACACCTCACTGTTAACAGAAGTTGCATTAGTTTTGAGGCCAAAAACGCTAAGTTCGAGCCTTTAAGTGCTGACGCAGGGTCTTTAGAGGGACGCAGTCCATCATTCTCTGTCGTCGATGAGCTACACGTACACAAGACAAGTGAGGTGTACGACGTACTCAACGTGGCGTCAGGTGCTCGCGCTCAGCCTTTGCTGTTTACGATCACCACAGCCGGTGTCAACAGAGAAGGTATCTGCTACCAGGTACGAGACTACGCTCTCAAGATACTTGAGGGACACGTCGATGATGATTCGTTTTTTAGCTTGGTTTATGGCATTGACGAAGAAGACGACTGGCGTCACCAAGAAACCTGGCAAAAAGCTAATCCAAACTACGGCGTGTCCGTACAGCCTGACGATCTCGCTCGGCTCGCTAAGCAAGCAGAGGAGTCACCATCGGCAGAGACAAACTTTAAGACCAAACGTCTTAATGTCTGGTGCTCTACTGATAGTGCCTGGTTGTCTATGTCGTCCTGGGATGCATGCAACAAACCACGCCCACCGATAGAGCACTTCAAGGGTCAGCCTTGTTATATAGGCCTGGACTTAGCTTCGGTTAATGACTTTGCATCTGTCGCTTTGCTGTTTCAGCAGAACGGTGAGCTATATCCCTACGTCTACAACTTCCTACCGATGGACACCATTGTCGATAAGTCAGGCGCTATGGGCGCTAAGTATCGCGAGTGGCTGGACAAAGGCTACATCATCGCTACAGATGGGTCGGTCACTGACCTGTCTTACATAAAGCAAAAAATCCTCGAAGCCTGTGAGCTATACCACGTCAAGCAGATTGCATTTGACCCGTATGGCGCTCATGAGCTCGTGGCTGAGCTGCTTGATCTCGGGTTACCGATGGTCAAGTTCCCACAAAACATCATGAACATGTCAGACCCAGCTAAGGAATTTGAAAAGGCTGTACTGAGTCAGCGTTTAGTTCATGGAGACGACCCTGTTGTCCGCTGGATGGCGAGTAATGCCGTCATATGGACAGACGTTAACGACAACATAAAAGTCAAAAAAGACGCTGCCGCAAACAAGATCGACGCAGTCATAGCCATCGTCATGGCATTAGGTCGAATGAAAGTTCATGCAGGGCTACAACCGTCGCCCTATGAAACACGCGGTATTCGCACACTTTAGGAGCTCCTATGGCATTTTGGAACAAGAAGTCAGAGGCGGCTGCTCAGAAAGGCATTAGCTACAGCCTCGATAGTCCGGCACTAATGGAACTGATCATGCGCGGGGAGAAGCCATCTCTGAGCGCGGTCAGTCCTGAGACGGCGATGCGCCTCTCAACAGTTTATGCCTGTATCAAAGTTTTATCAGAGACAGTCAGTACACTCCCTTGCCACCTGTACAAGCTAAGCGCTGACAGAACCAGCAAGACCCACGTCTGGTCTGACATGATGCACACGCTCGTTTATCGGGCACCTAACGATTGGCAGACTGCTCAAGAGTTTTGGCAAATGCAGGTTGTTAACTTGTGTCTGCGTGGGAACAGCTACAGCTACATCGTCCGAGGTGACTCGGGCCGCGTAGTTGGGCTACACCCCATACCTGTCGACTCTGTTTCGGTCGACATACAACATCAAAATCAAATCACGTATCACGTAACCATCGGAGAGAAAGGGCGTGAGCGAACAATGATGTTGCCGCCTAGCGAAGTGTTGCACTTCAAAGGTATGACGCTCGACGGTATCAGAGGCATTTCGCCAATCGCATACCAGGGTAGTTTACTTGGGGGCGCTATAGAGCAGAGAGATCACGCTAACAATGTGTTTGCCAATGGCAGCACACCTCGCGGCGTCCTACAGGTAGACGGAACGCTTAGCGACGACGCCTATAAGAACCTGAAGGAGTCGTGGGATTCAGCTCACGGCGGGACTCGTAACGCTAACCGCGTTGCACTGCTCGAAGCGGGTGTGAAGTTTGAGCCGATCTCTATGAGCCCTGGTGATGTTCAGCTAATCGAAACCAGGAAGCTCTCACGCGAGGAGATTTGTGGAATCTTCCGAGTCCCTCCGCACATGATCGCAGACCTTTCGAGAGCTACGTTTTCCAACATCGAAGCCCAGGGCCTGGACTTTTACAAGTCAGCTATCTCGCCCTATCTCAAGGCTTTCGAAAACCGAATGGACTTTCAGCTCCTGGGCGACAGCACTCGATGCTTCAAGTTCGATGTGTCGGAGCTCATACGTGGCGACTTCCAGGGTGAAGTTGAGGCGTACAGCAAGCTGCTCACTATGGGCGTGATGTCCCCCAACGAAGTTAGGTCGCGGCTGGATATGAACCCACGCGATGGCGGGGATGACTATGTCAGCGACAGCAACAACCTGACATTCGGCAACGAGCAAGAGCCGGAGGAAGAGCCAGAGGAAGAGATACAGGAGGACGCACCAGATGGTGAACCTAGTACCTACTGAACAAATGGCTAAGAACGCTAAGCGTGGTTTGGAGATGCGCCGTGAGTTTAATCGAGGAGGCACTGCTGTAGGTGTTGCCCGAGCGAGATCCATCGCTAACAGGCAAAAGCTAAGCCCTAAGACAGTCAACCGCATGGTGTCGTTCTTTGCTCGCCACGCTGTCGATTCTGAGGCAGAAGGCTACCGGGCCGGTGAGCCTGGTTATCCGTCTGCGGGCAAGATCGCCAACCTGCTTTGGGGAGGCCCCGCAGCCTACGCCTGGGCTAAACGCAAGCAACGAGAGTTAGAAAAAACCGACGAGGTTCCTATGAAAAAGGTATTTCACCTGGAAGACATCAAGTTATACCAGGACAACGACGAGCGTAAGTTTGAAGGCTACGCCAGCACGTTTGGCAATATGGATCGCCAAGGCGATGTTGTCGACCAAGGTGCTTTTGCAAAGAGCCTGTCTAGCCACAACGCTCAACAAACTATGCCAGCCATGCTGCTGCACCATGACCTCAAGCGTCCTATTGGCCGCTGGACGTCTATGGTTGAAGACCAAAAAGGTCTACGTGTGACCGGCACACTAACAGCCGGTGTTCGTGACGCCGACGAGGCTTACGCCTTACTCAAAGACGGCGCGATCAACAGCATGTCAATCGGCTACCGCGTGCGAGATGAAGAGTACGACACTCGCAGCAAAACCAATCACCTTAAAGAGATCGACCTACACGAGGTCTCTTTAGTGACTATCCCCGCCAACGCTTCAGCCATTGTATCGGCTGTAAAAGACGAGGCCGGGGACATCAACATCCGAGAGCTAGAGACTGTTCTGCGTGACGCCGGGCTTTCTAGAAAAGAAGCAAAAGCCATTCTGGCTGACGGCTTCAAAGCTCTGGATGACGATGAAGAGGAGTTGATCGAGAAGGCTCAGGACGAGTGTGACGCTCAGCCAGAGATGGATCGACAACGACTCCAGGCGATGTTGGACAAACTGACCAGCATCAAATCCAAAACCAAGTAACAGGTAACTGCTATGACGGAAGAAACAAAGTCACAGGACATCGAAGTTGCTACGGCTGAGGACGTCAACCTTGAGATCGTTGAGAAAACCATCGATGAGGTCGTCGCTCATAACGAAGCTGTAACTGCTGAGAACGAGTCCCTCAAGAAGGAAGCATCTATGGCTTCCGACGAACTTGCAGCAATCAAAGCCGACCTCGAAGAGGTAAAGGCTAAGCAAGCTGCTCCTACATTTATTCAAAATCTTGGAGACAAACAAGACATGGAATCTAGAGATTTATTCAAAACCTTCATCAAGGAAGGCGCTGACGGTCTACGTGGCAAAGCTGCTGACCTTCAGATTTCTACAGACGCTCAAGGTGGATACGCTCTACCAGAAGAGCTTCGTCAAGAGATCATTAAAATTCAGCACGAAGTATCACCTATGCGTCAGGTATGTTCTGTCGCTCAGGCTGCTACTACCGATGTTAAGCAACTCGTTAGTACTGGCGATGCAGCTTCTGGCTGGGTCGGTGAGACAGACTCTCGCGCACAGACTAACTCACCAGAGTTGGCGCAGCGCACTGCAACCTTCGGCGAAGTGTACGCACGTCCTCGTGTGTATCAGCACCTCATCGAAGATGGCTTCTTCAATGTAGAAGATTGGCTGCTTGGCGAAGTTGCTCGTCAGTTCTCAGAAGCTGAAGGCGCTGCCTTCTTGTCTGGCAACGGCACTAACAAGCCCGTCGGCATCCTGAACGGTCTGACCCTTACGGGCGACGGTGCAGCAAATGACGCTACTGGTGCATTTGAAGTATTGAACACAGGCGTCAACAACGCTTTGGGCGCTACTGACGCTGGCATCATCGAGTTCCTGCGTACAGTTGTTAAGGCAGTTAAGACGCCTTACCTACCCAACTGTCGTTGGATGATGAACCGCGCCACTCACCAGGCTCTCATCAACCTCAAGAACAGCGATGGCGAGTACTTCTTGCAGCGTGATCTGACACAAGCTGGCGCAACCCAGTTGTTCGGCCACGGCATCGTTATCAACGAAGACATGGACGGTATCGACGAGTCAGCAGCATCAGCACCAATTATGTTTGGTGACTTTGCTCGTGCTTTCCAGATCATCGACCGCGTTGACGTAAGCGTGCTTCGTGACCCCTACACCAACCCTGGCAGCGTGATGTTCTACAGCCGCAAGCGTGTTGGTTCTATGGTTCTCGACGCACAGGCAATGAAGGTTGTGGGCGTAGCACACGCTTAATTAACAGTTGAAGGAGACTAGCTATGGCAGACCCAGTGACTTTTGCAGAAGCGCGGCTTCATCTGCGTCTGCCTAGCACCGTTGACAGTGATGAGCAGACAGAGATTGAACGTATGATTTCTGTCGCGACTGAATATGCAGAGTCGTTTACTAATCGTGCCTGGACTACAGGTTCGAAAACCGTTTACTTCGATGCATTTCCTCTACGCGGTAATCGCGGCAAGCTTGGTTTGTACTTGCCTGGTGGCAAGATCAGCGGCATCACGTCTGTAACCTACTACGACTCTGACTATGTCCAACAGACGTTGGCGAGCTCTAAGTATCGTTTAGTAGGCGCTACAGATTTGGCCTACCTCTATCCAGCAATGGGTGAGGTTTGGCCTACTGATGTCGCTGATGAACCAAAGCATGTAGCGATTACTTATGCGCTAGATGGATCAGTCAATGTTCCAGCTTCCGTAAAGCAAGCTATTTTGCTGGTTTTGGGATCACTGTATGAGTACAGGGAAGATGGCGTGATAGATAACGCCGGTCTGGCGCTTGTGAAAGCCCCTAAAGGCGCTGACGACCTTCTCTCTCCTTACCGACTACGCATAGCGTAAGGAGGAAGAATGAGAGCAGGTTCACTCAGGCATACAGCAACAATCTATCAACGATCAGATACACCTGACGCCTACGGAGCTCTCGACCACACCATGACTGCTGAGGCTGTCACTCACAAGTGCAGCATCAAACAACGCACCTTTAGGGAGCGTGCAGAAAATGGTCAGTTGATGAGTCGTATCGAGTTCGAGCTACAGTTCCGCTATAGCCCTGAACTTGAGCTGTTAAATCCTGGCGCTCAACTCGACGTTGCTGGCCGACGCTTAGAGGTTCTGTCTAGTTCAGACCCTTCGGGCCAACGCAAAAACGTCGTGATTTATGCGGAGGACGTTCGATGATCGATCAATCCCTCCGTACATACATCCTTGCCGATTCAAGTATCACTTCACAGATAGCTACGAATGGCGTGTACCCACAGCGACTACCACAGGAAGTCGATAAGCCCTGCATTGTTTACACAGTACAGGACGGCATCGAGAGCCTGGTTGCTGGGGGTGTATCTGCCTTACGTCGTTACCAGGTTGACCTGACAGTCTTTGCAGAGAAGTACAGCGAGATGCGTGAGATAACTCAAGCACTTACGACTTCGATGAATGGCCTGTCAACGACACAGAGTGGTGACCTAATCCAGGGATGCCGAATCCACAATATCGTCAACGATTTTGAGGAAACCCTTCAACTTTACACATCAACCTTAGACCTAGTCTTAATCGTTAAGGAGAGCTAACGCAATGGCAGCAATTCAAGCGCCCTTCACAGGGCAAGAAACTAAGCTGTATGCGAAAGCGAGTGCCCATTCACTCGCCAGCCTCGTGTCTGGTGACTTAGTCGGTGAAGTTCAAAACATTGGAGACATGGAGCTCTCCGCGAACGTAATCGAAGTCAGCAAATACGGGTCAGCATACAAAGGTAAACTGGTAGGCCAGAAAGACAGCGGCACAATCGATATTAGTCTTAACTGGGTTCCAGACTCGTCTACACAATCAGCACAAGCATTGATGCAGTCGTCTTACTCATCAGGCGCGAAGGTCTACTTCGTTGTCGTATGGGCAGACGCTGACACAGGCTTAGCTGCATGTGAGTTCGGCGGGTACGTCCAAAGCTACAGCATCAGCCAGCCACTGGAAGATGTAGTCACAGTCAACGTCAGCATCAACATCGATGGTGCGGTTACGTTTGATACCGACGGTACTTTAGGCAGTTAAATATAGCGGGACACTCTTAACGGGGTGTCTCGTTTTTTTTTGGCAGGAGGAGATAACAGATGGCACTTAGCAGAGATCAAATATTAGGAGCAGTCGACTTTAACTTTGTCGACGTTGAAGTCCCACAGTGGGGCGGAAGCGTTCGGCTGAGAGGACTGTCGGCAGCAGAGCGTGACGAGTTCGAGGCGAGCCTTGGTGTTAGCCAGGACTTAGTCAACATGCGAGCACGGCTGGTGGTGAACTGCCTGGTCGATGAGAACGGCGACAAGCTGTTTAAGTCTAGCGAGGCAAAAGAGCTTGGTAAGAAGAACGGCCAGGTCATCAACATGCTGTTCGACGAGGTCAGAAAGCTGTCAGGTATGGCAGACGAAGACTTAGGAATCGCTGAGGGAAACTAAAAGACCCAGTGCGGCGATTTAAGTTTCGCCTGGCACTCGCATTGGGTATGACCGTCAGGCAGCTAGAGACACAGATTGAGAACTCTGAGCTTATGGAGTGGATGGTGTTCTTTGGCCTAGAGCCCTGGGGGTCAGTCCGTGAGGACTATCGAGCTGGTCTTATCGCCTCGACGCTTGTAAACGTCAACGGCGGCAAAAAAGGCGGTAAGCCAGCCCAACCCAGCGACTTCTTCGCGTTGTATTCCAGGCACAGCAACCGCAAGCAAAGCAACACACAACAGATGAACATCTTTAAACGGATTGCGGAGTTCCAAAATGGCTAGAGACTTTAGAGAGGTAAGGCGTCGTGGCGGTATCTATACAGAGTTTACTGTCGACGGCCTCAGCGCTATAGAAAAAGAGTTCATGAGAATGGAGAAAGAGCTTCGTACTCAGGAAGGTAAAAACGCGATGACCTCCACCATGAAGCCCGTCATGGCAAACGTCAAAGGCAACATTCGACGCCAAGGGCTAACAGATACAGAGTCACTGCATCGGTCAGGAAGAATTACCAACGGACATGTAAAGCCCCAAGACTTGGTTTGTGATGTCCGGTTTGGAACTGACAGGCGCGGAAGCTACAAACGTAATGCGCGCGCTACAGCGAACAAGAAAGGCGATCGCAAACCGGCATACGCTTTGCAGAACGAATTCGGAACAAAGGACAGCGCCTTTGGGCCAACAAAGGAACGACCGTTTATGCGCCCAGCGTTTGACGGTAAAGAAGTTCAGATAGCAGAGAGACTAAAACAAAGACTAAAGAATCGAATTGTTAGATTCAAACTACCCTAAGAGGCTTACGACATGGCTACCTCCGTATTAAGAACGCTGGCGATCCGCCTACGAATGAACTCAGCGGCCTTTCGTAAAGACGTTGACCAGGTAGACAAGCGCTTTAAGAAAATGACGTCAAGCATGCGTCGTAGCTCTATGCAGTTTCAAAATAGCCTAGGACAGCTTGGTGTCACCCTCGCAAGCGGATTTGGTATGGCGGCAGTCGCTAACGCAGCAGATGAAATGACCAACCTGCGTAACAAGATGAAAGCGACATTTGAGACAAGCCGTGAAGTCGCAATAGGTATGAACCAAATACGATCGATCGCTAAGGCGTCACGCTCTGACCTATCGTCTGTCGGTACTCTTTATCAGCGTATCGCTGTATCTACAAAACACCTGGGAACGACACAGAAAGAGGTAGCACAGGTCACCGAGGTCATCACTAATTCATTCTTGATGTCAGGTACAACGGCGTCAGAGGCGGCTAACTCGGCTAGACAGTTTGCCCAGGGCCTGGCGTCTGGCGCACTACGCGGTGACGAATTCCGCTCCGTCTCGGAGAACAACGTCGTACTAACGAACATGCTGGCCGATGGTTTAAATATGACGGTCGGTGAGCTGCGTAAGTTCAGTCATGAGGGCGGACTTACCGCAGAACGTATCCTACCGATACTACGTGGCGAGCTAGAGGGAACACGGGAAGCCATATCGAATATGGACGTGACACTTTCCCAAGCTAGAACATTATTCAACAACTCCTTTACTGAGATGGTTGACCGAGTCAACTCAGCATTTAACGTCACCAATAAGCTCGCAGTCGTAATTAAAACGCTTTCAGAAAACATACATATCGTAACCGTTGCCGCAGCAGGTTTAGCCAGCGTGTTGATGGTCAACGTGGTTCGAGGGTTTCTCGCTTGGATTGCTGTGTCTACTTTCACAACTGTCACGGCGATTGGCGGCTTACTCAGCGCAGTCATTGGCTTAACGTCATTCTTAGTTCGCGGCTTTGTGACTGGGTTAGCCGCAGCAACGGGCGCGCTTGTTCGGTTTAGCATTGCGCTCTTAGCTAACCCGATCGGCCTTATCGTGACCGGAGTTGTGGCGCTTGGCGCTGCTTTGGTTTACGCACAGGAACGCTTTGCCATACTTGAAAACGGGCTGGCGCTCTTTGACAAGATGAAGACGATTGTGGGAGCCACAGTCGATGTCATAAAAGCTGAGTTTGAAAAAGCGCTTTTGAACATCGAAATCTTCTTTGCAGGTATTCGCAAGAAAATCGCCGACGTGCTGTTTGACTTAGGCGCTGACTCTCTTGCCAACGGCATCCTACCAGAGGAAGGCGTGGGTGTACTTGTAGCTCGAATGAACAGTGTAGCTGCTGAGTCAGAGGCCGCTAGTGCTCGCATGAAAGCAGCCTTTGCTGAGCCTTTCACTGTTATAAGTGGCGACGACGGTGTTTCTCCAGTTGACGCTATCAAAACTAAAGTAGCAGAAATGATGTCAGCTTTGGGTATGGGGGAAGGTGAAGAAGGCGGTGGCATGTCCAGCATGTTCACTGGGATTGTTGAAAGCTTTAGCTCAATGGGCGACAGCGTCATGACCAAGATGGCTGAGATGTTCCCCAGCCTAGTCAAGTTCTGGCAAGTTCTTAAAGGGGGCAACCCTGACCCAGTAGAGGCAGAAGCTGCGGCAGAAGAAGACGGGCCTATGTCCTGGGCAGAGAGGTGGAAACTAGCACTTGAGAAGTTCGGAGAAGCTTGGCAGTCGCTCAAGACAGGAGCTGGTGGTGCTATTGACAAGCTGAAAGAAAAGTATCGTTCGCTTGATGACGTGCTGATGGCTGGAGCGCAGAAGTCTAAAAAGATCGCTGCAATTCGCCGGGCTATCTTGCTTAAAGAAGCAATCATGCAAGGAAAGGCTGCGATACTTAAAGCCTGGAACAGTGCCCCATTCCCCGCAAACCTGCCCGGCGTTCTGTTAACCACAGCGCAGACTGGCTTGGTTATCCGAGACATCATGAAAGGCCAGGCACACGACGGCATGGATTCGTTACCGTCTACAGGTACATACATGCTTGAGAAAGGTGAGCGTGTTCTATCGACTAGAGCTAACCGTGATCTGACAAGTTTCCTAGCTAATAATAACCAAGGTAGTAAAATGAAAGGGCCAGAGAGTGTCACGCTACAAGTTAACGGCGTGTCTGACCCAGACCTAGTGGTCAATGCTCTTGCTTCACGTAGGGGTGAGCTGGAAGCAATGATCCGGTCGATAAGCGCAGAGAACGTGCGCGTAGCCCCTTTCTAGGAGTAGAAAATGATCACAATACCTAACAGTGTTAGTACGGCCCTAGCGGCCAGCACCTACAGGACTTCACTGCTGGTGCATCTTCCTGGAGTTGGTTTCAAAATCACAGACAACCACAAGCCTATTACCTACAACTCTACGACCTACACGACGTCTGACGAGATTGTATTGAAGACCAGCAACGTCAACAGAACGACAGACATAGCAGCTAACAGCTACACGCTGACGTTTGCTGGCGCAGATAGGTCTGCTTACCAGGAATACACAAACGACGGCACTGACTACGTTAGGCATGTTGGCAAGACCGGCACCTTGTACTTGGCTTTTTTAGACGACAACTACGAGCTCTTAGATTCAGGCAGCGTGCTTGAACTTTACACGGGCGTCGTCGACACCTGGGAGCTCAACGAAACATCAACGACTAGCGAGTTCTCAGTGAAGCTTACAAGCCACTGGGCGACGTTTGAGGTGACCAACGGTCGCTTTACAAACAGCAGCAGTCAGCAGGAGTACTACCCAGGAGACGAAATCTTCAAGTACTCACATCAAGAGAAATTACCGATTAAGTGGGGTAGCTAGTATGGTTTGGGGCATTGTTGCAGCGGTCATCGCGGTAGTCGCATCGGCTGGCGTTTACTACCAGCAAAAGAAAATGGAAGCTCAGGCCAAGAAACAGGCCAACGAAGCTAAGGCTGTACAAGTCAGCGGACATGACAGTAACCGTGGACTGTATACCGTTTACGGTGAGGCGTTAGTCGGCTCAACTATCGTATGGAAAGCAGTTACTGACAAAGAAGCGCGGATTACACAAAGCGGATTTACCACGTTCTCTGCTGCTACTGGCACATCGCTAACAACCAACAAAGACCACAAGAACAACCGATGGCTGTATCGCGCTGTTACTTTATGTAACGGCCCTGTTACCCAAATTACCAACGTAACAATCGACGACGAGGGTTACAACTCCGCACGGTTTACTAACAAGACGACAAAGCACTTTGCTACCAGCGTTAGCTTAGGCCCCGCCGCTGGACAAAACTTTTCTTCGCTCCGCAATGCGTATGCAAACTTCAATACCTGGGGCAGTGATGCTGTCGGTAAAGGCGTAGCCTACGCTATGGAGCGGCTGTACTTACACAAAGACAAGCCAGCGTACCAGGGCGAGCCTCAGACCAAATACAAAATTAAAGGACGAGCGCTCTACGATCCTCGTAAAGACTCTACGTCGTCGGTCTATGACTCTGGTCTAGGCGTAAGCTCGCACAGAGCCACTACGTCATCTACCTGGGAATACTCAGACAACCCGGTACTAGCGCTCCTTGACTACATGCGCTCTGAAGAATACGGACGCGGCTTAGATATATCGGTCATCGATCTAGCGAGCATTGCAGCATCTGCTGACAAATGTGACGTTTTAGTCGATGTGCCCCAGGTTTTAAGTAACGACACGGGCAGTACGGTCACCTATTACGATCCTGAGACTGGAGAGGTCTTTACCGTACCTATGGCTGGTATTTTGCCTTATTACAGGCCTGGTCAGGACATTACAGGATCATTTGCTAACAAGCAGAAGCGCTTCAGAATAAACATGGCCGTCGACCCGGCTAAGGAAATCCTAGATAACATCCAGGAAATCCTGAACGTCTTTAGAGGCAACCTCAGCTACGCAAACGGTAAGTACCTGGTGCATATGGCTGATGTCGCTTCACCAGTACTGACACTAGGCGATGATGACATTATTGGCGGCCTGAAGATCGCCCACGGTGACCGCTCACAGCGGATGAACCGAGCGACTGTAAAGTTCATCAACTCCAACAAACAACACAAAACAGACCAAGTAAGCTGGCCGAGCCTCGATAGCAATGAAGACGGCGGCCTCTACGCTACCTACCTAGCTGAAGACGAAGATGAGAAGCTACACCGCACCTTTACGGTAAAAGGCTGCACTGACTACTACCAGGCACAGGATACAGCCGAGTTCTTAGTAAGAGAGAGTCGGTCTAATCTGACGGTAAGCGGT